GATTTCAGCCATCTTATCTTCAGTAGGTTCTTGAGGATCAAAATAAACTGAATCGGCTACGCCTGTTGGAAACTCTGTAGATTCAATCCCTATCGGAAATTTATTTCCTGCAAACAAAACATCTATTATTTGTGCATACGCTGCTAAGACTTTTGTTTTAGTAATTTTTATAAAAGCACGAGACTTTTCAGTATCAGTAAATTGAACATCAGTAGAATAAACACCACGATAATTCTTGTAAGCAGTTAGCCAACGAGTTTCATCACTTAATCTATTGTCTTTAGATTTTTGGAATTTACCTTCAATATAACTTACTAAGCCTGAGTAAGAGTAGGTTTCTGCTTCTGCATTTTCATCTTCTTGCAGAGCCATAACTGTGTCATTACTTGGGTCTGCTTCAAAAGATAGATCTTCGCTATCACCTGGTTTCTTCATTATTGCCATAATTTATTAATATCCAAAAGTTGTATCAGCAGGTCGCCATTTATACTCTGGCTCGTCTGTGTGAAATATAGATACAGTTCTTGGTCTAGTCATTATACCATATCTAATAGAGTCATAAGCGTGGTCTGACGCATATTTTTTATTGATGTCATCACTTCCATTTGGATCAGAAGGTATAACCGGTAAATCAGAGATTATCTGTCTACAATTCTCAAAAAAACATATTCCAGGTATATCAGTATCTGGATCTACTTTTAGTAATTCATGCAATCTGTTTTTACCTGCAATTCTTGCTCCGGCTGTACGATCACTAGGTCGCCATCGACAACCTTCAGCCATCATCTCTTCAGCTATAGAAGGCCCAAATTGACCTCTGTTATGCCAACAAGAGCTATCCAACACACCATAACTAACTCGATCACCGGCTTCACTTTCGATCTCCATGATTTTTCTGGCGAGATCCCTACCTGTGTGTTTAGAAACATATAATTCTCTGTAAACTATTAAGTTTTCATAAGCTGGATCAATAGCAAACCAATGTACTGCACTAAAACTAGAGTAACCAAAGTCACAAGACCTGAACCTAGTCCAATCGTGAGGTATTTCAAAAGGCTCGACAACATGAATATGATTTCTAAACTCTGAGAATGCAGCACCTTCTGCTACAGACCAATCGCCTTCCAAGAGCTGTCTTCTTTGCATTTCTGGTAAAGACAGTAGGTTGGCTTCATAAGCCCCATCTTTTACTAAGTATGGGTTATCTTTTAATTTTGCTGGTATAAACTTTCTATAAAATAAAGGTTCACCAGCTTTATCATGTTCTTCAGGATACTTTAACGCTTCTCCTGTGTCAATATCTGTCGCAGCAAATGTAGTGTTTTCAGGAGAAGGTTTTATAAACATCTCTCTGACCCAATTATGTCCAGGGCCACCAGGGTTTGTTGTTGCTCTCATGTATATAGGTAGGTCAGGATCTGTCGTTCTCAACCTTGATCTCATATAATTCCAAGCAAAAGGAGTAGGGTGTTGTGTTAATTCATCAAAACCAATATAGCTAAAGGCTTGTCCTTGATAACGCAAACAGTCTTCGTCCCTTTCTAAATAAGTTAACCACAATCTAGCTCCACTAGGGAATATCCATTGTGATTTCTTTTCTCCCCATTTAGCTCCTGGAAAAGCTCTCGGATATAATTCCTGAGTTTTCCAAATCATTTCTCTTAATTCATCATTTGTTCTTCTAAGAATTAAGCCATTAAAATTCTTGTTGTGGAAGTACCTCATAGGATCTGCGATCAAGCTATAAGTCTTTCCCCCTCCGGCACTTCCACCATACAGCACTTCTCTTTCGTTTGCTGCAAGAAATTCAGTTTGTGGCCCAGGATTAGGTTTAAATAATATATCTTTGTCTTGAGGTATACTCGGTATACTTTCAAAACCACCTAACCCATTGGGTGCGACACCATTTGTCGCTTGTTGAGTAATCTCTTTTAGTTTCTTTTCAGCAACAGTAATTGATCTTTTCCCTGCTGCTCGTTTCTGTCTTAGTTGATACGCTTCCTTTTCAGCTTTAGTTTTAGGAGTATTTTTCTTTTTTCTTTCTAAAAGTTTTTTAGCCCTAGGATTACTTTTGGTATCACCTCTAAATCGTTTCCATATATTAGATAAGCCTTGGTGAGAAATAGGGTGGTCAGATTCTTCTGATAGCCACCTTGCAGTTTCTCTTAGTGAATGACCATTATCTAAATGTGATAAGGCAACACTTACTTTATCTACGACCTCTTGAATAGGCTCAAGAAGTAATGGATCTTCTTTATTTGCTTGATACCCATAAGGTATCTTTGCTGTAGGATTGGGGCGAGTTTTACTCTCCCACTTCTCCTGTATTATTACTTTCGACTTGTTGTTCTTCTTCTGGGTCATTGTCCTTCTTCGGTGGCAATATAAATAAACCCCCTGTATCTCCGGTTACTTGGATCTGTTCTTTTTTAACTAAACCTGATCTGTCAAGTATTTGGGTTGCTGCCGAAACTGCGTTTCGTGCTCCCATCTGTCCTGGATCATCTAATATATCAATCATACTAAATGTTGCTTTAGGGGCATTCATTGCTAGTAACAACGAAGATCTATCTACGATTTCATCTTTTAATGAAGATACAACTTCACTTACTTTAGTGTTTTCAGAATATCCTGCTAAATTCATAGCAGAACGAATATTACCTTTGGCTTCCCCACATAAAAATTCCAAGAATAACTCTTGTTTTTCAGTTAATGTTTTTTTCTTTGTATCTACCACTTCGTTTTATGACTCCAATATCGAGCACTAAATTTATCAGGTTTTGAATCTTGTGCATTATGCCTAGCATAGTAAGATTTTTTACGAGCTTTATCTTTGGCTGTTTTAGGATTTTTACCTGCTCCTTTTACGCCTTGCTGACCAAACCTAATTAATTTTAATTCATGACCTTTTTGAGCCAACACCACATGAGATTTGGTTTTATGCTTTGGAGTTCGCTTGGGTTTATTAACGCCTTTCAAACCATGCTTCTTCAGCATAGCTGCTCTACGCTTTTCGTGGGCCATACTTAATTACGCTGTTTTTTTCTTTTTTTTCTTAGGAAACCCTGCTTTCATATTGGCGTAGGCTTCGTCAGAAATAGTAGAGTCTTTCTTAGATCGGCTTGTTCCTGCTTTTTTACGAGCATTAATATTAGCGTACAGACCTTTGTTACCATAGGCTTTTTTCTTTTTACCCATAGTGTGTTTACCATGTGCAGCTTTAAGCTCGTCTTTCTTTTTTTCAGATTGAACAGTTTTAGCTACAGATCCTTTCTGTGCACCTTTTTTCATTGCTTCGGATTTCATCGCAGCATCTTTTTTAGCTTTGGCTTTTTCTTTTCGTTCCACCATAGCTCCTGTGCTTAAACCCATCTTACGCATCTTTTGTTCACGATCTTGTTCTTTAGATAGTCGGCTAGTACTTTTAATACCTTGATAGCCACCACCACCATAAAAACCATTATGTGATTTTACTGATGCACCAGCGTTAGCTTTTTCTACTTTAAGTTTCATAATTATCCTCTGATGATTTCGAGCTTTTACTACAGGTAAAATCCTCGTAGTAATCATTATAATTTTTTAAGATCTTTATTTTATTCGCCTGGGCTTGAGTAATGAGCTTCTCTTCCACTAAGTATTTTTTTACTTGGTCGAACTCTAAATCAATTCCTGTATTTGCTTTGATAGCAGCACGAATATAATGCAGATTAATCTGGTTTGTGCTCATAGTATTTATACCACTAGGGGTATAGTTATGTCAACAAAGTAAATTAATTAAATCATTTGTTGACGACATAAGAAATCCATGATATAAATGGACTTGCAGTCCGGGGGGGTAAACTATATAGGTTAGTTATCTCCTTTTTTTATTAGTTCACTAATTATCCTTTTAGCTAACTTAGGGTTATTCATACAGAATGCAGTAAACCCATTCTCTAATCTCTTCACCATAGATTCTTCATTAGTAGTAGGTAAAGCATACTCTTCCCATATTGTATGAAAGATCTCATGAAGGATTGTCTTGTACTTTAGTTTAGGAGGTAAGTCTTTTCTAATTGTAATCGTAGCTTCTTCATGATTACACTCTCCATAGTCCCTTATATTACATTCTGATAGAGAGTAGTTTGTAGATCCTATTATTATAACATTCTTTTTAGACATTCTTTTCCCATCTATACTTTTTTTCTGAATGTACTTGTTGCCACTCTCTATTTTTTCTAGTAGTCCACCCTTTACCAGCTTTCCAATCTTGAGTTTCTCCCATTATTTTCCAATCACCTGCTTTTAATGAAGATCCAGATTCACTTTGTAAGGTATAAGTTATCATTCTTAACCCTCCCATCTGCTGCCATACTCTCCAACACCTTCCATATAAAAAAGAACAAGTATTTTTAGGTGCTGTATCTAAAACACACACTCTTGTAATTTCTGCTGTCAATTCGTCATCTAATTTTCTTGCTATAGGTCTTCCAACAATAGCTACACCTACTATTTCATTCTCGTAAGTAGCTGCTAAACTAAATCTATGACCTTGAACCTTTTTATTATGACGATGAAAGTTAGTAACTAGGTTATTTGCTACTCTTAAGGTAACAGGCTTAACTTTTAATTTAGCCATCAATCCATATAATCTACGATTGCTTGTAGTTCCTTTTTAGTAGCATTCTGTTTTAGTCGATTTGCTTTCTGACTTACTATTCTAACATTTCCTG